TAGATTAGATATTTTAATTACATTATGTGACCCAAATGCTAATTTAACAGGCATATCGGACTCAATTAATACTGTATACGATAATGAATTAATAGCGGCAGCAACAGAAAATGATGGTACATATAAGGGGTTTATTTTGGAGATAGAAACCCTACCATTTACAGATACAGTAAATAAAAATAGAGCAGTAGGTAAAAATAGATCAGGTATTGTACTAATATCAACAGAATATTCATTTGCTTCAAATCCTCAAGTATTAATCGACGAACTTAAATTTATTATTGACAGGGATAATTTGAAGTCCTACTAAATTTACATATTTATAATCATGAAAGCGACAGAATTTAAAAAACTCATTAAGGAATCGGTACGAGAAGTTATTCAAGAAGAATTGAAAGAAATTCTTTTGGAGGCGGTCCGCTCACCTAAAACTGTAGTAACAGGGACAACTCCTATTCAACCAACTCACCAAGCTTTACCTGACGATGATAAAGTAAAATTAAGAGAAAATATGATGGGAGTTTTAGATGGAATGAAGCGTGGTCAAGATACCATGTCATTTACTTCAGCTAATGCACAAGGTATGGGAAATTCTTTACAAGTACACCCCGGAATGGATACAACAAATGGTGCTTTACCAACAGGTAATGTTGGTTTAGATCAAATCATGGGTTTAATGAAAGGTAAATAATGGCATTTAATCCACTCTTAATACCAACTACTGATTTTCAACCCAATACTGGTGTTGGAGTGAATTTACCATTTTCAACACCCCAATGTTTTGTAAGTAATTATACAAGTAAAGATTCAATAAAAAATAACTTAATTAATTACTTCTTAACAGAACCAGGAGAAAGATTAGATAATCCTGAATTTGGGGGTGGTTTAAGAAGTTTTATTTTTGAACAAATTACTAATGGTACTTTATCTGGCATTGAAGATGATATAAGCTCTAAAATTTCAACTTATTTCCCTTCAGTATCTATAAGTGCTATTAACGTTGGTGCTGTTGAAGATACTAATACTATTAATGTAATTATAAAATATACAATACCTCAACAAGGGGTATCTGATGAAATCGAAATTAACTTTGGATAATGGCACAAGCAAGAGACATAAAATACTTAAATAGAGACTTTGCTGATCTAAGATCATCATTAATTAATTACTCTAAAACATATTTCCCAACAACATACACTGACTTTACAGAAGCTTCCCCTGGTATGATGTTTATGGAAATGTCATCTTATATTGGTGATGTTCTTTCATTTTATCAAGATAACCAAATACAAGAAACATATACTCAATTTGCTCGTAAATTTGAAAATTTATTTGATTTAGCGTATGTTATGGGGTATAAACCTCAAGTTACAGGAGTTGCTACTGTTGGTGTAGATTTTTACCAAACAGTCCCATCTGTAGTATCAGGGCCTTCCCTTTACCAACCAGATTATAATTATGCCCTATTAATAGGAGAAAATGCACAAATTGGTTCTTCAGCAAATGCTAAAATTAATTTCTTAACAGAAGACCCAATTGATTTTACGGATTCAAGCTCTTTAAACCCTACAGAAGTAACAGTTTATACTGTAGATGCTAGTAATAATCCTACTACATATTTACTTAAAAAGACAAGAAACGCTATTTCATCGACAATTAACACAACAACTATTAGTGTTGGTTCTACTCCTCAAGAATTCTTTACAACTACAATAAATGCTCCTAATATTGTAGGCATTTTAGACATAGTAGATTCTGATGGTAATGTATGGTATGAAGTACCTTATTTAGCTGAGGAAATGGTATATGATTCGATTCGTAATACTAACCCAAATGATCCAAATAATTATACTAATGAAGGTTTATCACCTTATTTATTGCAATTAAAGCAAACTCAACGTAGATTTGCTGCTCGTTTTATTAACAGTGGTTCTTTAGAAATTCAATTTGGTGCAGGTACGTCTCAGGATGTAGAAGAAGAAATTACACCTAATAGTGACAATGTCGGTTTAGGTTTACCATTTGAAAAAACTAAACTTACAACAGCATACTCACCTACAAACTTTATATTTACCCCTACCTATGGTATAGCTCCAACAGGGAATTTAACTGTAAGGTATTTAACTGGAGGTGGGGTTGCTGCTAACGTTAATGCAAATACGTTAACTAATATTAGACAGATTAATAAAACATTTGTTAATTTTTCTTCAACTGATAGTAGTGGTTTATACCAACAATCATTTGATTCATTAATCACAAACAACCCTAATGCAGCTTCTGGGGGTAGAGGTGGAGATTCTATAGAAGAACTAAGACAGAATATTATTTCTAATTTTAGTACTCAATATAGAACAGTTACTCCTGATGATTATACTGTAAGAGCTTTATCTATGACTCCTAAGTATGGGAAAGTAGCTAAGGTTTATACTGAAAAATCCAAATCCTCAGCTAATACAGGTACTAATATTGATCTATATACTTTAGCTTTTAATAATAATGGTAACTTAACAACGGCATCAACAACATTAAAACAAAATCTATCAACTTACCTATCTCAATTTAGAGTTATTGGTGATTCGGTAGCTATTAAAGATGCTTTTGTTATTAACATAGGAATAAATTTTGAAATTATTATTTTACCTAACTTTAATAATAATGAGGTTTTAAGGAGATGTATTATATCACTTCAAAATTTCTTCAATATTACAAATTGGCAAATTAACGAACCTATAATTTTAAGAGATATTACAAATCTTTTAGATAATATTGAAGGTGTTCAAACTGTTAAAAACGTATTAGTTAGCAATAAAACTAGCGGAGATTATTCCACATATTCATATGATGTAGAAGGTGCAACTATTAACCAAGTAGTTTACCCATCAATTGATCCAATGATATTTGAAGTTAAATTCCCAAATAGTGACATTAAGGGTAAAATTGTAAACATATAATTATGGGATTATTAGATAAATATAACAAAGATATTACCAATCAGGTTTCTCCTTTAATTAGAAACCCCAATACCCCTATTGAAGATCCAAACTCAAACCCTCAACAAATCGATAGCTTTAACAAAACCAGTTTAGATTTAGAAAATCCTAATCCATTAGGAGGTCCTATTAATGTTGCTTATAATACTCAAGTAGGTAGCGAATATAAAAGTTTTACAACAACCCAGCCTTACACTCCACAACGCACTTATATAGATAGTCTTCAGAGTGATGAATTAATAAGAAGGGCTAGCGACCCATTTAAATAAAATATTATGGCAGTATATAAACTTTTTCCATATAAAGACACTTCCCTATATTCAATGTATTCTACAATGAACACGGGTATTGATCCTATTAACCAAGTATCAAACTTAAATTTTGCAGTAAATAGTTCACCTTCTGTTGCACGTTCACTTATAAATTTTGACAATACTGAACTCCAGGATGTATTAAATAACAAAGTAACAGGAACCTGGGATGCTGAATTAAAATCATTTATAGCAACTGCTCAAGGTATAGTAGAAGATTCTATCATAGAAGTATTCCCAATATATAATTCTTGGAATCAAGGAACTGGTACATATTTAGATCAACCAATAACCACCGATGGTGCTTGTTGGAATTCTCCTTTATTTGGAGGAGGAAATGCATGGGATATAGGAGGTTCAGTATTAGGATATACTAGTTCTTATAATGCGGTGTATGCACCACAAGGTGGAGGTTCTTGGTATATTAGTTCATCAGATGGTTCTACTGTATATCCTGCAACACAATCTTTCGGTCCAAGAACAGATAAAGACTTAAATGTTACTATTACATCTATGGTTGAAGATTGGTTTAGTGGTTCTTTACCTAATAATGGTGTTATCATTAAGTGGGAAAACAACGCTGAATTCAATACTAATAAACAAGTACAACCTGTAATGCAATATTACACAGTTGATACAAATACAATTTACCCACCAGAATTAGATATTAAATGGGATGATTCTACATGGGATACGGGTTCGTCTTCAATAACCATTTTAGACCAACCTAACGCATTTATAGATCTAGCAGAGAATCCAGGAGTATTTTATTCTGAAAGTATAAATAGATTTAGAGTAAATTGTAGACCTAAATATCCTACTCGTGTTTGGGCAACTTCCTCTTTGTATACTCAACAATATTACCTCCCATCTGGCTCAGCTTGGTATGCTATTAAAGATTTAGATACAGATGAGTATGTAGTGGGTTTTGATTCAAATTATACTAGAATTAGTGCTGATGCATCTTCAAGTTATTTTGATATCTATATGAATGGTTTAGAACCTGAAAGATATTATAAAGTACTTATTCAAGTAAATAATGGAAGCAGTACAACAGTATATGATAATGATTACTATTTTAAGATAGTTAACGGATAATGAGAGAACAAATAAATCTAACAAGAAATTCATTCAGTAAAACTCAATACCCTAAGGTTATTGATACTGAATTTTCTCAGTTAACACCACAGAATACTGAGCCTGTTGCTGTACAAAATGTATCCGTTGACGAATTTTTTGTTTTATATAATAGATTATTTTTTGATATCCCTCAAAGAGGTAATAATTCACATGAAACTCTAATTACAACTAGTACAGAATATATTGGATATAATCCCCTCACAACTGAATTAGAGGCTTTACAGCAAGAAATCACCCAATTAAGAAGACAATTACTTGATGAAAGAAGTGGAGCATTAAACACAATTGCAGATGTTTTAGACACAGCCGGTTTAAATTTACCAGAACTTCCAACATTACCAGATTTAGAAATCCCATCAGAATTTAGTGTAAATATAAATGTGGGTGTTGATCAAGGAGAAGAACAAACACGTAGGGAAAAAAGGAAAGAGCGTAGAGCAAAACGTAAGGAAGAAAGACAAAATAACTAATTATGGCTGAAGCTAAAATTACACAGGTAAATCCTACTTCATTTGAACTAGAAGAATATTCAGTTGCAGATGAAAATCTTATTTCTTCCATAGAAATAGGAACTTCATTTGTTCCCCAAACAGATTATATAGAATACTTTATATATAATCCTAATAATGGAGGTCAAGTATCCCCACCATTTGATTCACCTGCTAATTCTAATGATTATACTTTAGAAGATAATATATTAGTTATTAATCCTGAAAATGATTTATTTGTAAAGGGGTTCGAAGAAGGAACATATAATACATTTTATAATTTTCTTTCGGTTAGATTATCATCTAACTTTTCTCAAAGATATTTCATCTCAGAAATTTCATCTGATAGAACTGAAGTTAGATTAACCTCTAACGATATATCTACAGAAGAAATTATTGCTTCCACTATAGAATACATTCAAGAAAGAAATAGTGCTGAATTCTTCCCAGATTTTTACTTAAATTTTGGTAATAATCAACTAGTAATTGCTAATAATATTTTACTAGATGTAGATAGTGTTCTTATAAAATTATATGAACCTTTACCCCCACAATATCAATTAAAATCTACATTGTGGGTAGTAGAACAGGTAGCGGATCCTATAGCTTATCTAGTTGAATTACCTTTTGAACCTATAATAGTAGATAATACTATTAGACTTAAAGGTCCTAACATTAACCTCCCAGTTAAGGGTCAAGTTAATAATTCTACTGAAGAAGTAGATTTCACTAGTCTAATATCAACTTCAGTAACATCCTCACTACAACAAATCAATAGTTTTTATGCTGACCCTAGTGTACAAATTAACATCGATTATACAGAATACACAAATTTTATTAAATTCTCATCAGCAGAAAAACGTACTAACAATTTTTTCTACAAAATAGGACAAATAGAAAATTGGACTGACATAGCAGCATCAGGATCCAATTCCACAGTTACTTCCGTTTCTAGTTCAGTAGCATTTTATGAAAATAAAATCAATGAAACCATTGATGGGTTTGATAATTTTGAATACTTCTTATATTATACTTCTGGTTCATCACAGGCTTATCCTAAAACAAATACAGAAGAACCTTACGATCAGGCCTTATCAACGAGTGTATTAGCTCAAAATTGGATTACATCTAGTTTAACGAGTGCTGAAGCTTATGATGTAAATAATAAAGATTGGATATATAACGCAATCCCAGAGTATATAAGAGAAGACTCCGCTAATCAATCATATATAGATTTTTCTAATATGGTAGGTCATTTTTATGACGAAAATTTGTGGGTATACATCAAAGATATCACGAACAAATGGGATAATGATAATCGTATTGATTCAGGAATTTCACGCGATTTAATCGCGCAACAATTACGTGATTTAGGTTTTAATTTATATGAAAATCAATTTAGTTCATTTAATATATTTTCAGCAACATTGGGTTTAACACCATCAGGTAATTACTTCCCATTCCCTAATATGACAGATTCTTTACCTACACCAAGTGGGGATGAATATGTAAATGCTTCTATAACAGGTTCAAATGAAATTTTACCTCAAGATGATGTAAAAAAACGTTTATACAAACGTATTTACAATAACTTATCTTATTTATATAAGAAAAAAGGTACAGTTGATGGTATTAGAACATTAGCTACAATATACGGTATCCCAAATACATTACTTAGAATTGATGAATTTGGCGGTAAAGATAAAGATAATACTAACGATTGGGATTATTGGTTTGAGCAATTTAATTATGCTTACTCAACAGGAGATACTGGTATTATTAGTTCAGATTGGAGTGTAAATACTGATTGGACATCCCCAGATGATGTTCCAGCATCCTTACAATTTAGATTTAAACTCCCTCCTTCATCCTCTAACTCACCAGCTTCACAGTCTTTATGGACTTTAGATGCGGGTAGAGATGTAAGATTAGTTTTAGAATATAATACTTCTTTATTGACATCTGGATTATTTAGTGGCTCTATTTCTAATCCTAATAACCAATATGCTAATTTAAATTTTTATCCTAATTTCACTACAGATGCTACAGAATTTGCTAGCGTATCTTTACCATTTTTAGATGGTGGGTGGTGGTCTGTTATGGTTAATCGTGATGAAGTAGATTTTGAATTGATAGCAGCTAACAAAATATATTCTGGAAGTAATGGTTCCTCTTTAGGATTTATAGCCTCATCTTCAATCGCAGCCACTGATGATGGTTTCTGGTATTCTTCTACAAATTCCCATTTCCCTACAATAGGGGGCATTACAGGATATACAAACTTTAGCGGTTCATATCAGGAAATTAAATATTATACTACTCAAATTTCTCATAGTGTATTTAAGGATTATGTAATGAATCCTCAATCAATTGAGGGTAATACTATTAATAGTGCTCCTGATGAATTAATATTTAGAGCAGCATTAGGAGGTGAGCTATACACAGGCTCAGTTTCAATACATCCTAAAGTAACAGGTTCTTGGGCTACAGTAAATTCATTTGCTGCTAATTCAAACTTTACTACAGGCTCAGGGAACTTTAGTGTTAATAGAGAATATGTGTTTATGGATCAACCAGCGGTTGGTATCAAAAATCGCATTACAGATAAAATTAGACAAGTAGCTTTAAACCTACCTGAAGGTCCCCAGCAATTATCCAATATTAGATCTATACAACAAGATACTGAAATAGATGATTCATATACTAATACAGTCAATCAAGTAGAAGTAGTATTATCCCCAACTAACCAAATTAATGATGATATTATTAATTCAATTGGTTATTTAAATATTGGAGAATATATAGGTGATCCTAGACAAATTTCCTCGAACTCTACTAGCTACCCTGACTTAAATGCTTTAAGAGATAAATATTTCCTTAAATATACAAGCAATTACGATTGGAATGATTTTATTAGATTAATTAAATTCTTTGACAATTCCCTTTGGAAAACCATCAAAGACTTTATCCCAGCCAAAGTATCATCGGCTACAGGTATTTCTATTAAACAACACTTATTAGAAAGACAAAAATACCCTGAACCACAAGCCTCATATTCTGAACCTTACTACACAGGTAGTATTGGTCAAATTGCAGGGTTATTAGATGGTCAAAGAATATACACAGCTTCAAATGATTTTGAATCATTTCCAATTGTTGTTCCATCTGGTTCAGATGGTGGTACTTTACCTAGTTTTGTATTAGGTACTAACTATACAGAATTTACATACCCAGGAGCAATTAATGTAACTCAAAGTTGGGATGGTGCTAATATTACACCATTTGGGTTTGAAACATTTACTCAAGATAATGCTCGTGAATTTGTAGATGGTGAATTTAGTGGTTCAGAATTTATAGCAACTACTCAAAGCTTAAATCCCAATAACCCACTATTAAAAGCAAATACCGTAACAATATCCTATGATACTATAGGATCAGCTACAAATATTAATCCTAGTAGTGGAGAACTTACCTGGAGAGCAAGAAGTAGTAGAACCCAAAATTCAGGAGTTTCAGTAGCTTACTACGTAGAAGAAATAGTTATTAATGAAGAAGATTTAAATGGTACGAATTCTGAGGTAGCTTTAAGTAACTTGTCTGCAGGAGATAATATAACATTTACCATCCAGTATTCATCAATAATACCACCACCATAATATGGCAAATTTAACAGGAACCGGAATTATAGAAAATATTACTCCTATAGGTGGAGGAAAATATAGAATATCTTTTGTAGAAGATACTTTTACAGGAATAAATATCCCTAGTGCTCAAGTTATATCATACCAAACTTATGCTAATTCTTTGGTATTGATGGATCCTTACATTAATACTCCAAACTTTACATATTCTGATTTCAATGCGATAATTAATAATGCTTCAATTCCAAGACAAAGTAATATTTTTTGGGATTTAGACTTTAGCACTAATGCTATTCAACCTGTTAACTACCAAACAGTTATAACAGCTTCTCAACAAGATGGTAATCTCCCTAAAGCATACGTCCAGGATTATAATTACCAATCAACACCAATTTTAAGACGTAATTATTTAGGAGCTAAATCAACATCAAATGGTTTTAACCAATTATCAACAGAAGGTGGTTTTGGTCAATTACCTGTAGTACAAAGTGAAGGATACTATTTTGCATTTTTTAACTGGGTAGGAGGCACATCCCCGGAATGGGGTAATGAATTAGAAGATAGAAGTGCAGTAAACGTTAGATATTATATAGGTGAAGATGGAAACGTAATTGAACCCATTAATGATTCTAATGGTATTAATTTAAGTATTGTTCAACAAAATTTCGAACAAGATTCGAATGCTATTTTAAGTTTTAATGATAAAGAAGGTGCTACTTCTCAATTTTCTAACTTAGAAGGTAAACATAAGATATTTAAAAGTGGTCAAATCCCACAACCTATTATTTACACCCAAACTTCCAGTATAGGTAGTGACCCAACTTTACCTAATCAAGGGGGTGGATATACAGGTTCAATTGACTTTGTTCAAGGTGATCAAGCACCTTCTTTACTTACTGATGATTTCCAATTAGTAGCAAATGCCTCGAATCCATATTTGGATTATAATGTAGGTAATGGAAACCCATTCCACTTTCCTTCAGTAGTATCTATTGGTGCTCAAGCAACTTCAACAGTTAATGGTACTAAATATACTGTTACAGCTAATCCTTTATCTAATAACATTACTATTAGTCTTAATGCCAATTTAAGGGTAGGTCCTGGTATCCACCAGTTTCAATCCACTTTACAATGGCGTAAAAATGGTACTACTTTTATAGGAAATTCCATTAATTTCAACCATACAGGCAATTCAGGTGCTAATATTAGTATAGTAGCTTCTGATAGTGCGTCAACTACTAGCGATTATTATGAATTAATTTTAATTACATTTAGTCAACCGATCAAAAATAGTAATAATATTCCAACAGATCCCCCTTTATTATTAACTACAACCCAATTACAGTCAACCCAACAACCTCTACCTCAAACCGGCCCTTGTAAAAGGTTTTGGAGTAAAGTAGGTAATCCTACTAACATAATTGAAGCATTAGGTGCTTCAGGAGGTGATTTAGGTTTAAGAGATTTCTACGGTCAACGTCAATCAAATATTACAGGTAGCGGTTTTAATCCTATTACCCAAAATTTTGAAGTCCAAGTAGGTGATGAAATTAGATTTGATGGAACTGAAACTCAAACATACTTTATAAATAAAGTAGATACAACATCAGGACTTATTAAATTAACATTAGATAGGAATATTACAGCCCAAGATTTAAATTACTTTTTACATAGAAGATATATAACAGATCCTTCATATTTAATATTAGAAGTAGATAAACCATCTGGTGGTACTTCAACTGGTATTCTTACACCAGAATATTTTTATGGAGAAACAGAAAAAAAAGTAGACAGCATACTTAAAGGACTTACAAGAGACAATTTAATTTAAACTGTAGCTTGTCATAAAACTAATAATTACATATATTTATAACAAAATACGTACTAGACAATGGGATATTTAAATAATTCAGTAGTAACCGTAGATGCTATCCTTACAACAAAGGGTAGAGAGTTACTTGCTAAAAACAATGGTACATTCCGTATCACACAGTTTGCACTAGCAGATGATGAAATAGATTATACACTTTATAATCCAACTCACCCTTCAGGTTCAGCTTATTATGGTCAGGCAATAGAAAACATGCCTTTACTAGAAGCGTTTCCTGATGAAACACAAATTATGAAGTACAAACTTACGACTTTACCACGTGGTACTGCTAAGATGCCAATCTTAGATGTAGGTTATACTTCAATCGTAATTAGACAAGGTGCTTCATTAGCAATTACTCCACAAACTCTAAATTATTTAGGTGGTAACCAGAATGAAGCTTCAGGTTATACTGCTACCATCTCAGATGTTAGATTATTATCTACGTTTGAAGGTGTTGGTATTGATACACTCTCAACAGATGCTCTAAATGTTAACTCAACAACTACACTAGGTACAAATGTATCAGCAACAGTAGTAGGTACAACAATTAACCTTAGAGCAACTACAGTTAATACATTATTTGGGTCTAATAACGCATTATATGCTACCATGACAGTTGTAGGTAGAGATAGTGGTGCAAGATTACAAGTACCAATCACCATAACTAAAGTATCCTAATTATGTCATTTAATAGATTAGAAGCAGACGATTTTGTAGTATCCGCTGACAGCATTACAGCTGGTTTGTGGACTAATAGTCAAGTCCCGACAATCACAACATTTTTTTCATCATCTACCCAAGCTGCTGGTAACTCAGGTGATTATTATTTAAACGTATTTTCAAATGCTGCAACTTCATCTTTAGAATTTGCTGTTAATTATGGTAATGAATTAGGAAGTGGTAGTATGGCTTATAATTTGGATGTAGATGGTAAATCACCATCATCAACAATTTATGGTCAGTATCGTACTTTAGTATTAGGTGATGAAAATGCTTCATTTACTTTCGGTAGTGTTACATCTTCAGATTTTTGGTCTATATCAGTTGAAAGAAGTAGATATAAAGAATCAATAATGCCTGGTTCAACTACATTAGAAATTACAGGTCCTAATGGTGTTATTAAATTAACAGATAATAGCCAAGTAGCCTCTTCAGTTGTATTTAACGATGCAGGTAGAGTATTCCAATTGATATCAGGTTCATCAGGAGTTCCATTTACTACTTTACAAGCAAACGGATATAGTATAGATTCAGGTTCATATGGTTTATTCCTACCTGATATTGCTACTTACATTTTAAACCCAAGAGCATTAAGTAATGATCAAGCAGATGGTGGTGTTGGATTGGATGCCACTATAACTTCTGCATTAACTATCGCTACAAACCCAAATCCTAATATCATATACGCTGCCATTACATCCAGTTTTACAGCAAATTCCGAAGAAACAATAACATCAGATTTTGTATTTGTAAGACCTAGAAGTTCACAATTTAACTATTCTGAAAACCCATCATTTATTTCTGGTTCTACTGGTGAGGTATTATATCCATTATTCATTAATTCACCTACAACATATATTACAACTATAGGTTTGTATAATGATACTAATGAGTTGTTAGCAGTAGCTAAACTATCAAAACCATTAGAAAAAGATTTTACAAAAGAAGCTCTTGTTAGAGTTAAATTAGACTTTTAAAATAAATGAATGAGCGCATTCAAACAATTTTTATCACAGGATATAATAGTAGAACCCTTTAAAGTAAATAAGGGGTTTTCCTTCCCTGCTTCTGAATTTAACAACAATGATGTTCAGATAGCTAGGTTCCTAGGTACAAACATACAATTACCTAACTTTATCTCAGGGTCTAATACCCCTACAGGGAATACTTCTGTAGGAATCCAGGATCCAGAATTAATATATAATTCAATTAAAGAGTTATATTATTCTAATTTTTTAACATCTTCTTACGGTTCCCCTCTCCAAACCCAAAGTTTATTTCCGGGTGAAAACGAAACCGGTGATGTTTTTATTGGTAATCCTGATTCTTCTGGTAGATATGAAAATTATTTACAATCCACAGTAGCCCAAAACCGATTTTTCCCTACGGGTTCTAATGAAGATATAGTAGTATTTTCTATTCCTTCACGTCTGTGGGGGGATTATATTCAACCTAATAGTTTTATATTCGAATATCCTACTTTAAATTCTACTATAACAGATGATGGCCAAGGAAATTTAAATATTTCAAGTAGTCTAGGAGGATTTAATGGTTATATAGGTAATATTATATATACTCACGGTTTAGCTACCTTAACAGATAATACTTTACCTGATATTTTAGGGCTTAACTTAGAAGATTATGTAACAGAAACTAATGTAACATGTTCATTTTCTAGTTCATTTGATATTTACGAAACACAGTATAAAGCTACAATAAATGAATTTGAATATAATTTTAGTTTAAACCCTTCTATTATTTCTGGTTCTACAGATGGCACAGTTTATGATTTTGTAACAGGTTCTTTCTTTTCTCCTTATGTTAGTACTGTAGGATTATATGATAACGCTCAAAATTTACTTGCAGTTGGAAAGTTGTCCCAACCACTCCCAATATCTAGAACAACTGATACTACTATATTTATAAACTTAGATAGATAAAATTATGAATTGGTTATACAAAGGCAAGGAAATTTTCTCATTAGAGGATTTCCCCCCATCAACATTCGGTTTTATATATAGAGTAATCCACATTCCAAGTGGTAAAGCTTATATAGGTAAAAAATTCGTTAAATTCACCCGCAAAGCTAAGTTAACTAAAAAAGATTTAGAATTATATGAAGGTACTAAAGGTAGAAAACCATCATACAAACAAGTAGTAAAAGAAAGCGATTGGCAAACCTATTGGGGTTCAAATAAAACTTTATCTACTCTACTAAAGAACGAACCAATAGAAAACTTCAAACGTGAAATCTTAACTTTGGCTACTTCAAAGAAGTTATTAACTTACGAGGAAACAAAAGCACAGTTTATCTACGAAGTATTAGAAAATCCAAACAATTTCTTCAACGATAACATTCTCGGTAAGTTCTTCACAAAAGACTTTGAGTCCCAAAAATAGCTTCGTATATTCGGGGTTATATGGTAAATCATTTATTAGTAAACATAGTTAACTCCGTTCTAGGAGCAGGTAAATCTACAGCTAGGGGCAATCAAGCCTACCACTGTCCGTTTTGCCATCACTCTAAACCAAAATTAGAGGTTAACTTTACTGATGGACAGAAAAATCCTTGGCACTGTTGGGTATGTAATAAAAAAGGTACAAATCTAGTTACCTTACTCAAACAAGCCAAAGCCCCTGACGATAAGATTGCTGAAATTAAAAAGCATGTATCCTATAGAGATTATAGAGATAATATCCAACCAGTCGAGGCAGTTAAATTACCTAAAGAATTTAAACCATTTGTAGACATATCTAAAGGCGATATGACTGGGAGACAAGCCATATCTTACTTAAAACGTCGTAACGTAAGTAAAGCGGATATACTGCGCTACAATATCGGTTATTGCGAGGGCGGTGTGTATGATAAGATGATCATAATTCCGTCGTATTCCCACGAGGGAACGCTAAATTACTTCGTGGCTCGTAACTTCAATGAGCACAGCCCCGTTAAGTATAAAAACCCACCAATGAGTAAGGATATTGTGCCCTTTGAATTATTTATCAATTGGTCTTCTCCACTTATTTTATGTGAAGGAATGTTTGATGCTCTGGCAATTAAACGAAATGCCATACCACTCTTAGGCAAACACATCCAGAGAGAATTGATGAAAAAAATAGTTACCTCACAGGTAGAAAAAATATATATAGCTTTAGATAAGGACGCGCAACAGGATGCCGTTAAGTTTTGTGAACAGTTGATGGATGAAGGTAAAGAAATATACTTAGTAGATTTAGAAGATAAAGACCCATCAGAAATGGGATTTAAAGCTATTACTACCCTAATTCAGAAAACAACCCCATTGAGTCAATATGATTTAATGGCTAAAAAATTACAATTTGTATGAGTAAGAAAATTGTTTTAAAGAGTTCGTATAAACGTATTCTAGAAGTATCAGACGATGCTAAACAAATCACCTTACCCGATTCCCGTTACTATCAACGTAACGGAGAATATTATCCATCTATCACCTATGTTTTGGGTACTTACCCAAAAGGTAAATACTTTGAAGATTGGTTGAAAAAAACAGGATACGCCTCGGAGCATATTGCTCGTAGAGCGGCCGAACAAGGTACAGAAACCCACGAGATGATCGAGGATTACCTAAACGGTAAAGCGATGAATTTCTTAAACTCAGCTGGTTATCCACAATACGAACCACTAGTTTGGCAAATGTTCTTACGTTTTGTT